TCAATTAGATGATAATGGATTTAGTAGAATAATAATTAGTAAACCGATAAACTACTATGTTAAAGAAGAAAATAATAAAACTTATAAACCTCATGTTCATTATAGATTATCAAATAAAAATGGCACTTGGGGTAAGGATATATATACAATTCAGTTAAATTGACTGAGAGGTTAATCTTAATTTTAAACCAAGTGTTTCATATATTATAATGTTACGTTTCAAAATTATAATGTAAATATATTTTTATTTTAATGACAAATAGCGTAATTTTTAAAAATGATGATAATGTAAATATTAAATTAATAAATCATAGTTTTTCGGATAGATTTGAAGGCCGTGATAATCATGAAGTAATGTTCAGAAGAATTAATACATATCTTATAAAAAATAATTTTATAAATGGAAATATAATTGATTTAGGTGCTTGGATGGGGGATAATAGTATACCATGGGCATTAAACTTGTCACATACAATATATGCGATTGATCCTTCGCCTAATAACATTAACTATATTGAACAGATGGCTGAAGCTAATAATATTAAAAACATAAAAACAATACAAAAAGCAATTAGTGATAAAAATGAAATTATAGGTACAAATGATGATATTAATCATTGTTCTTTTAGTAAAAATGGTGGGATAACAAAAGTAGAATCAGTAACTTTAGATTATTTATACTCCCAAGGACTAATTAATAATATTGCATATATTCACTTAGATGTTGAAGGTTTTGAATTTAATGTAATAAAAGGCTCGGAAAAAATTATTAAATTATTTAATCCTATAATATCGTATGAACAGCATTTAGAATTAGATAATTATAAAGAATTATCTACACATTTATATAATCAAGGATACAATATTTTTTTAATTAATGAAATATTACCGGGTTGTAGACTTGATTGTCGTAACTTTATAGCATTTCCAAAGAATATAAAAATAGAAATAGATAAAATACATAGCAATATTAGACACAATGTATTATTATCTATTTTAAGTTGGAATAATATTTTTTATAATTCTTTATTTGTAGCAACTTTATATGGAAATTTTATGAGTAACAAAATTTTTGTCAATGTTAAATCAGTTGAATACAATGAAAAACATATTTTTTGTATAAATGATGATAACTATACTAAAATGGTTGTAATTGATAAAAATAAAAAATGGTTATGTGGTAAATATTTACAAGGTGAAATAAATACTATGTGTAATCAAAGCATTATAGATGCTTTTTTATCTGCTCAAGGTATGGTACATCAAATAAATTATAATATCAAAGATATAATTGAAATAAAGCCTTTTACTTTAAATTCAAAATAAATAGAGTAATGTTTTACTTTATTTATTTTAGATTTAGAAAATTTCCAATTCATCTCTCCATACTATTTTAGGAAAAATAAAATAAAATATATTTTTTAACATAGATTTATTAGTATTTATGATTTCACAATTTAATTTATAATTATTGGTTCTTACAAATACTATAAATTGTAAAATTTGAGTTAAACCATATGACATAAATATATGCCATATGACATGACCAGGAAATTTTTTAAAAAAGTCTACAGAATCACACAAATTTTCAGTAAATATCCATAAAATTGTTCCTAATATTGCAATAACAGTTCCAGATATTAAATAATTCCATATTATTTTCACATTTTTATTTCTTTTTATTTTATCGAATTGAATAAAATATTGTATATAAACTAAAATTATTGTACATATTATTGGTAAACCAAAACTAATTTCGAATACATTTTGTATATTAATAAAATTTTTATTTTCACCGCAACTTTCCAAACTGAATACAAAATTCAATATCATTATTGATGATAACAGGCTCCATATAAAAGTTCTCAACAATCTATATTGTTTAGTTTTAATGAATTTATTCATTACTTCAGTACAAAATTCTTCAACCATTAATCCAAATACTAAATAGACTACAATAATCATTGAAATTCCATCAATATAATTCCACCAAACATATCCTGTAAAATGAGTTAAAAATGATGCCCAACCATTTACAAAAAATAATGAAGAACAAGCATGAATAATGACAGAGTCATGATCCCAATAATAAAGTTGTAATAATCCAAGTATAGAAATAAACCACGCAGATATAGAGTTACCCCATTCGGGTAGATAATTTCCTAATTCATTATTATTTATTCCCCAACGTCCTTCACAAAATAATTTATTGGTATAAGGAAAATTTGTATTATATAGTGTAAGACAAGACATATATTTTATTAACTATTTACCTTTAAATAAAATAAAATTACATTAATCACATAAACGACAAGTGATTAATGTAATTTATTTCAGAACATAACATAATGAGGAAAAATTGTCTAATACTTTTGAATAGTACTCATAAACATGTATGGTAATTATGTCTAGATAAAGTTTAAATTTATTTTATTTTATTATATTATATTATATTATTATGTATGATACAATTATAATAGGTGGTGGAATAGCTGGTTTGTATACAGGGTATCATCTATCTAATTCTGGTAAAAAAGTTTTAATTATAGAAAAAAATAATTATTTAGGTGGAAAAATTTATACATTTAAAGGATCTATTGATGAAATTAAATTTCAATATGAGGCAGGTGCGGGTAGATTTAGTGATATCCATATTTTACTTAACAAACTAATAGATGAATTAGGATTAAATAAATTTAAATTAAAGATTCCAAATGAAAGAGTCCCTATAGTGAGAAATTTAACTTATGGTAATAAAGATAAATTAAACACTGTATACAAACCAAATATTGATGAAAAATTAGATAATACATTTTTAATTTCTAAAATTTTAAAAGAATCCAAAAAATATGATAAAAAATTTCTAGAAAATATATCATTTTATAATTTAGCTCAACATATATTATCTTCTGATGGAGCTCAATTTTTATATGACAGTTATGGTTATATTTCAGAACTATTGTACCTAAATGCTAATGACGCTATAAGAATGTTTAAAAATGACTTTAATAATAAAAATCAGTATTATATATTAAAATGTGGATTATCAGAAATATGTAAAAGATTAAAAGATAGAATTGAAAATAATGGATCAGAGATAATATTAGAAAAAGAATTTATAAGTTATGAATATATATATAATAATAATTTAATAGTAAAGTGTAATAAAAAAATTTCAAAAGTTATTTCTGAGAGTTTTTACGTTTGTAAGAATTTAGTATTAGCAGTTCCTAAAGTATCTTTAATGAAGATTGAAAAATTAAATTGTATTAGCAAAGAATTAAATTCAGTTATAGGATATGATTTAACAAGAATTTATGCAATTTATCCAAAAAATAAAGATAATAAAGTTTGGTTTTATAATTTAGGAAAAATTACAACAGATAATCCAATTCAATATATTATTCCAATCGATAAGGATAAAGGATTAATAATGATATCATATAGTGATGCTTTTATGGCTCAATATTGGAAACAGAGTAATGATTTAGGTAGATTAAAAATTGACATAAATAGACATTTAAAGAATATGTTTCCAATATATAAGATTCCAGAACCTATATATATAAAATGTCATTATTGGGAAAATGGAGCACATTTTTATAGACCAGGATATAATTCAGAAAAAATATATGAAAAAATATTACAACCAATACCAAAAAAAAATATATATATAACAGGTGAATGTTATTCATTCAGACAAGCTTGGATAGAAGGTGCATTAGAAACATCGGAAGAAATTCTAAAAAAAATTAAATAAATTTATTTAATTAATTTAGGATGATCTATAATACCATCACCATCGTTATCAACACCATCTAACAATGGATTATAAAAATGACCTATTTGATAACATCCCGGACATTTTGTAGGTAATTGACCAGCGTAGATCATAGGTGATTCAGCAAAATTTTCTTTATTCATTTTTATTCCATAAATTACAAATATTATAATAAACAAAATTATAGTAAAATATTTTAATATTTTTTTAATATTCATATTAATATAGTTATCTAAATTAATCGAATCATTAAATCAAAATAAATTTTTATTGATTTAGAATAATAATATCATTAAATCAAAATAAATTTTTATTGATTTAGATAATATTATTATTCTAATTAGGGAGCTGTAGTAGTTAAGAATCCATAAACAGGATCATTTGTTTGTGGCATTGTAGTTAATCCAGACGCAGGATTTAATAGATTAGCCATTTTCAGATTAGAAGGAGTAGGATAATATGCACCTATATCTCGATTATGTTCTAAAGAACCTTGATGAGTATATATTTTAGTAGAGGTATTAGTAGGATCAGGATAATAATAACAATAAATTTGAGTCCATGTAGAATTATCAGGACTGGTGTAAAATTCTATAGCTGTGTCAGAGTCTCCATATTTTCTCAAATTACCAAATTTTACAACTTTAATATTTTGAGAAGACTCAAAATGAATATCCATAATAAATTCAGTATTTTGTCCAGACACACTAGACTTAAAAAATGAATTATTATTAAGAAATTGTGGACTAGGATTAGAACCACTTAAATTTAAAGTATATGGAGCATTATTATTAATCATAAGTATTGTACTAGAAACTATAGAATGATGAATACCTGAAAAAGTTACATTAGAAGAAGATGTTTTATACCTCCATCTTATCAAATCTTGATTTTCTGAAAATGGATCACTAGTACCACCCCAATTACCACCTATATTATTGAAATTACCTGTATCAATTTTTGCATTTGTATAATTTGTATAAATACCAAATCTTTGAAACCAAGATGAATGATAATAAGTATTAACAGGATTTATAATTCTTATTCTAAAATATTTAGCATTTATAGTTTCTATAGATGAACTAGCTCCAATTATGTTCAAAGCATTTTCTTTAGCTAATTTCAATTCGTTCATTTTAGCATAATCAAGTATAATATTATATTTAGGCCATGCTGCCGACTGGAGCGTAGCATTTTGTGTATTAGCAAATCCTATTAATAATTTATTATAACCATTAGGTATTTGGTGTATATTTGAATAATTAATATCAAAACCAAATTGTGGTATACCGAATCTATCTGTAATCCAAGGCCCTGTAGGTCCATTTTGACTCCATACAGCTGAAAAATTATTACCTTCACGTTTATATTTTACAAAAATATTTCGAACAGGTTGTGAAGTACCTTGAAAATATATTCTACCACCCCAAGCAGCGCCTCCATTATTAGTATAGCCAGCTAATGCTCTATATGTTGCACCACTGAAACCTGTTATATCAGTGTTATATGGTACAAGACCATTACCTTGAAACAATCCTCCCTGTTTCATTTGATGTGTTATTGTAATAGAACTATAATTAGAAATATTAGGATATTGACTATCAAAATCAGAAATAGTTGCGTTTGGATCATTTGTAATATATAACATTGCATATTGATAACCCATACCATAATTCGCAATAACTATTTCAAAGTCACCTTCCAAAAATTCACCTGGTAATGCTGAATAACCATTACCATATGGGGCAACAGTATTAATTTTAATTGTATCATTCGGATTTAAAGTATTTGTAATTTCTTTACTAGAGGCATTTGCGTATGACCAACCACTTGAAACATTATTGGCGTTCCATGAAATATCTATAAAATCACGTTTTATTTTACTATCAGGTATAATAAATTCTAATGCAGTAGATTGTACAGCACCATCCGGACCTTTTAAATAAATCTGAAAATTAACATTTTCTCTAGTTTCTACAATTATATTATTAAGTAATATTTTATTTACTACAGGATCAATATAGGTTATTTGCGATTCTGTTATATTCTTTGTAGTACCAGTAGTAGTTGTAGTATAGGTTATAGAATGAATTTGAGCATTAAACGTAATTCCATGTAATCCATCACCTCCACTAAATGTTAAAAGTAATTCGCTAGATATATTCTGTGTAATATCAAATCCGTTTCCAACTCCATTACTACTACCATCATAAGAAACATTATTAGCAAAAGTATAAATATGACTTGCGGCAGTTAAAAAACCTGTAGCATACCAATTGTAATTTTGATTTATATCTCCAAAAGTTAATGTTATTTCTCCAGAATGATCTGTATCATTTTGTATTTCAAAAGAATATATTAAATTTTTATCATTAGTAGATATAGATGATGAATCTAATGATCTTGTAGTTATAGTATCTAAAATATTTATAGAACTATTGAAATTAGTATTTAATGTTTCATTAAATACTGATGTTACAGTCAATGTTTCATTTAATGTTATTCCTGAAGAAATATTTTTAGTGTTAGAGTCTAATGTAGGAAAATTAAAAATTTTTGAAGTAGGAATAGTAAAAATTAACGTATCATATTCTTGATTAAGTCCAGTAATATTTGGTTTCATTAATTTGAGTGATATAAAATGAGAGGATAAACTAGTAGCTGTATAGGAAAAACTAATAGTTTTACCTGATGTATCAATGATAATATTTGATGAGGTTAAATTTAATGAAGTTGTCACACTATCTACTGTAATTTCTATACTATCTATTAAATTATTAACAACAGATGTATGAAAATCATTACTAATATTTATTATAAATTTTTGAGTTGTTATTTTATCTTTAACTAATAAAAATAGTGTAGGTAAATTTGATAAAGTTTCAATTGATGTAATCGTAGGTGTCGTCCAAATATTTATTTTTTTACTAACAGGATTAATAGTAATGGTATTTAATTTATTCGCTTTAGTTAAAATATTATCTAATTGTGTTTGTATAGAATCATTAACATTATCTATTTTATTAATTTCATCAACAGTTATATTAGATGAAACTAATTTTCCATTTTCATCTGATACAAGTACAGTACCGTCCGGAAGATTAGTATTAATTAAATTACTTATAGCTGATTCTGATGAAATATTTGTTTCTTTAGAATTTATTTGTGATTGGATATCCGAATTAGATCCATGTAAATATCCCAATTCAGTTGAACTTATATCTGGATATTCTATTATTTTTCCAGCTGAATTTGTTACTAAAGGTTTAAATGGTGTAATATTTGTATTTAATATTTCAGATACTGCACCTGTAATTTTATCTTGCATATTACTATTTATTTGGTTGTCAAAAACAGATATATTAGTTGCCAATTCCGTGTCTGAAAGTAAAGAGCCACTATTTTTTACATGACCAGCTAAAAGATTTAATGTAAGAGCCATAATATATTATTATCTAAATAAATAATATTATTCATTTTAAATTAACTAGATTTAAAATTTAGTTAATTTAAAATTAGGTAGGTACAGTTACAAGACTATTTGATTTATTTGTTGACTGTTTTTTTAATAAATTAGATCCAGTAGGTGAAGCATCATTAAGAGACCCACGTTTAAACCAATGAGCAGCAACTCCAGGCGCATCTGAACTTATTCCATTCAATCTAATATTATCTAACTCTGTTAATGTTAATTCATCATGAATAACAATCAAATCTTCGATATGAAGATCTGCTGTGGTAGAATAATTAGTATAACTCCAGTGTTGTGGAGAAAAATTTAATATATCACCTATTTCATTACTTGCTGGCACACCATACAAATTTCCATCATGAGTGAAATGATTCCACTTTCCTGGAGTAGACGCTCCCTCTAAAACAGGATTATTTTTATCGCCAATAAATTGAACAAAACGATTATTACTTCCAACTTTAAAACCTATAAATGCCCAATCATTAAAAGCAAGTGCCGGAGCGCTACCTCTATTATATATATCTGCTCTCCAATCACTATATTGTTGACTTGTATTATAATAACCAGAACCCATTCCCATTCCATAAGGAACTGAATACCAAGTACTAATTACTGCTGTACTATTATGGGAAAACGCATCACGACCATGATTATAATTCCAATTATTAGCACCAAACATATTAACAAAACGCCTATTTTTAGCATTGTATATAGATCCATATACAGGATCGACTACACTTGTTTGTACTCCTGATATGAATGGTAAACCATTCGATATTGGAGCATTCGTACCTCCTGTATATCCAAACATATCACTTGTTAATCCGTATAAAGTCCAAGATGTAGCACTATCACTTGTTAATCTATAATATTTAGAATCTGCAGGAATACGAATCCAAAAACATATAGTCATAGCTCTCGTTGTATTACTTGCATCCATAAATGTTGCTCTAACACCACTACTATTCGGTTGAACTTCATAGTAATATCCCGGTTCGTGTACATAATGGGTATTACCAGTTAGAATATTACTAGCAGATACAATATTTGTAATTTCAGAACTTAATACTGAATTAGATATAGTCCAATCAGGACCTCTTAATTTTATTTTAAAAGTTAAATCAATTGTCCATTCCGGTGGTGTAAAACTATTAATAGTAATAGTATTATTAGTTGTATCAATTGTTAAATTAGATGAAGAAATAGTTTGATCACCAGAACCTTGATGCCATTTAATATATTCTATCTGTGAATCTATAGTAGTACTATGTAAATTATCACCACCAGAAAAAGTTAGAATTATAGGATTTGATTCTAATCCCCTAATTGTTCCAGTAACTGAAAAATAATTAGAAAATTGATAAATATGACTATTTGCAGTTAATAATCCTGTAGCCCAATTATAATTATGTGATACATCTCCTAAATGTAATGTTATTGTACCAGAATGATCGGCATCATTGGCAATTGTAAAAGAATATATAACATCAGAACCAGAAATGTTAGATGAAATTATTAATAAATTGCTACTAGTATCATTTATTACTATATTTGGTATTATACTACTGTTAAGAGCTTCAGAAAATGTAGAAGTCATAGTTATTGTTTCACCAACTGTAATATCACTAATATCATAAGGAGAATTTTTAGTAGTACTAGTTAATGTTAATGGGAATGAAAATATATTAGATTGTAATACAGAAATGTTACAAGTGTAAATTGTAACACCTAAATTTAATATATTTGGACTTTTAAGTTTAATAGTTATATCATGCTGTACTTCACTAGTTGCTTGATAATTAAAATCTATAGTACTATTGTTTATATCAATAACTATACCAGAACTTAGCAAATTTAAATTTATTGCGGATTCTCCTTGTGGTGTAATTATAATTTCACTTATTAAATCTGATATATTAGTAGTGTATAAGTCATTATCCATCTTTAATCTTACACTACACATTTTATCTTTAACGAAAATAATTGTAGTTGGAAGTGATGATAGGGATGTAATACTTATTATATTAGAAGGATAATTCCATTTTTTTATTTCATTATTAGAATTAATACACAATGTGTTTAAATTATTACTAGATATAAGCAAAAAATCTATGTTAGTTTGAAGATCCGTTGAAATATTACTTAAAAAATCTAATTGAGTTGTATCTAAAGTAGAAGATTCTAACTCTCCTGTATTATTTGTTATTATTGCTTTACCAGGTACAAAATTTGAATTTAAAATTGAATTGATAGATCCATTAATTGTAGATTGTTTTGAATTTAACTGACCTTGTACATTACTAGTAATGTCTTTTAAAAAAAGTAATTTAGAACTATCAATTGTACTTGTTGATAATTTACCATTATTATCAGATACTAAAATTTTTGATGGGGTTAAATTATTACTTAAAACGGATGTTAAACTACCATTAGTTATAGGAGCTATTTTATTATCTATTTGGGTCTGAAATGTACTCGTATCAGAATTAAATTTAGTTGATGATCCTAAAGAGACTGCGTTATTTATAGTATTTGTTAATTCTTCAATAGTAATTGACATAATATATAAATTTACATATAAAAATATTAATTTTTTTTTAAAAAACAGAAATTTATTTTACCAACTTAATTGAGAAGATGTTAAAGATGTATTTGTATATCTATTAGTTAATAAATTATATACTTTAGTTCTCTCACTAGTCCAAGTATGATCTGAAACTAAATGAGCCATCCAACTTATGGGTGCCATGTATGAAGCAGTTGGATAACCTGGTTGATTTCCTAAATTAATTGCTCCTTCAAGAGCATTAGAAAATTCAAATTTACAAGTTTTAGTATTGACTTTATTCCAATTAGTACCATCCCAATATCTTATTCCTACCTCTAAAACAGTACCAGTATGACGCCCTGTACTATGATTAACAGTTGTTAGATGTCTTATTTCAAATATATATAAATATCCATCTACTAATGGAACCTCTGCTCCACTAAATACACAAGAATGTTTTGATGAATTTAGATATCCTATTTGAAAGGCATATTCTTTATTTTTATCAGCATTAGTTCCATAAACCCAATCTTCTATTGATACTCCATTTGTTTGATCTGTAGTAAAATGTTCTAATCCCCACGACTGTTTCGTATTTCGTGTTATTCTCACATCCCCAATTTGACCACCACTTCGGTGGAATATCCACATACCTGGTTGAGTTCCCATATTAGAATCATTGCATTGTATCATGTATAACATATTTATACTTGAATCTCCATCAGAAGATGATGTAGCGGTAGTAGCCCAACTACCTGGAGCACTAGAATGATAAGTATTTGTTATGAATGACGGAGCTAGATAGAAATACCAATATTGAATATAGGGTCCTATTCCTTCTCGTTGTTTAGGTAATTTATAAACAATACCTGTACCAGGTACAGTGTAGGTAGTAGTTTCCCATGTATTATTGTGTCTTACACCATATGTAGTATGTCCATCTACAAACATATCTCTTACTCCCATCCCTCCAGCAGCATTCGAATGTGCTGCACCATTTAAATAACTATGATATCCTAAATTGTAATTTGCAACATGACTACTAGACCATTGTATAATACTATTACTATTTAATACACCATCGTTATCCCAATCATTATCCCATAAATAAAACATATGTGCTGTGTAAATATCAGGTGCTAATTCAGTATTTGGAATTATAATTATTAATGGAGAACTCATTATTGTAGAGTCAGGAGCTATTAATGTTACATAGATATAAACATCATCATTTGTATCAGGTATAATTTTATTAATTTTTATACTTTCTGCTACAGGATCTATAGTTTCAATATCACTATTTAATACATTTGTAATTGATCCATTACTTCCTGTTTTATAAGATATATTATTTATTTGATTCGCTATATTACTGTTATGTAATTTATCACCACCTAAAAATGTTAGTATAAGAGTATTTTCATTATTAATTTTCATATGTAAACCAGTATCATATCCATTTAATGTTCCATCATACGTAAAAGTTGTTGGAAAACTATAAATATCATTATCTGTAATTGAAAATCCTATTGATGTCCATGTATAATCACAAGTAAATCCAAAATATTCTATTGTTAGTGTACAAGAATGAATAGCATCATTTGCTACTACAAATCTATAAATAAATTGATTCGCAGATTTATTTGAAAAATTTATTACAGGATTTATTTCACTTCCATCATTTACAACTCCTGTAATATTTAAATCTGTTCCTAAAATATAACTAAATGAAGAAATAATTTCTATAGTTTCTCCTAATGTTATTTCAGTATTAATATTTTTGGTTGTTCCTTGTAAAATAGGAAATTCAAATATTTGGGAAGGTAATACAGATATATTATAATTCGTATTTAAAATTTCTCCATTATTACCTGATAAATCTAATTTTTTTAATTTTATAGATATATCATATTGTAAATTATTATTAGGAGTATAATTAAAATCTATTGTTTTATTTCCTCTATCAATTACTATTCCTGATGTAGATAAATTTATATTACTTGTAATACCATTATTTGTTATTTCGATAGAATGTATTAATTTATTAATATCATCTGAAAATAAAGATTGTTGGGCCTCAAATTGTAAACGTAATGAGTTTAGTTTTTTTTTTACAAAAATATAAGGTACTGGAATTGATGATAAATTTACAATAGATAAAATTCCTGTAGGTGGAAGGTTTTGAACAATATTATTATTACTATCAATTACTAAATTATTTATATTATTAAGTAGATTGGTTCTAATTTCAATTTGTGTTTTTATATTTGAATTAATTGATGATAAAAAATCAAATTTAGATTTATCAATTGTTGATACATCTATTTTACCTCCATTACTAACTAATATTTTATTCCCTGTTAAACTATTATTAACAATACTTGAAATCGCACCTGTTGGAATATTTAATTTCTCGTCTATTTGAGATTGAATAGATGTACTAACATTATTTAAATTTTCTAATAAATTACTATTGAAATTTGATCCTTGAAATTTACTGCTACTTCCTGTTACTATAGGACGGGAACTACTTAAATTACTTGTAGTAATATCTTCTAATGAACCTGTTATCGTAGATTGTTTATTATTTAATAAATTTTGAGTATTTGTAGCAGATAATGTAATATCATTTTCAGAAACTAAATTCATCTCAGCCTTAATCGCATTTCCTAATAAAGTTATATTCAATGCCATTTTTTTTTTTATATTTATAATATATAAAAAAAAAGATCTTATACATATCTAGGAATTTAAAAAAGTAAATTTTAATTTGTAACATTTGAAGATAAAATTGATGTATTTAATATATATTTAGTAGTTCCCAAACCTATGGCATTTGGACTTTTAAGTCTTATTTCAATGTTGTGCTGTGTTACCATACTCGCTGTATAATTTAAATCAATTGTCAAATTAGATTTATTTATAACTATACCGGAAGTTAATAAATTTAAATTTAAAAATGAACCACCTAGGGCTGTAATTTTTATATGTTTAATCAACTTTGTAATTTCATCTGTATGAAATAATGTATCACTTGTAAATATTAATCTAATAGTTTTTTCTTCACCGACCTTTAATACATAACTACCGGATAATCCTGACACAGAAGTAATAGATGAAATATCAGTAGGTACTGTCCATTTTTCAATTATATTATGTACTTCATTGATACATATGATTTATACTACTTAGATTACTATTTAAATCATCTAATTTTGTTTGTATATCTAGTGTACAATTATCTAAATTTGTTACACTTGTACTTCCATAGGTGGATTTATCTAATTTACCTGATGTATTTGAAATTAGCATTATGTCTCCATCTAAATTATTATTAAATACTGTTGTCACTGCTCCTGTTAATATATTTTCTTTTGAATCAATTTGACTTTTTATATCTGAAGTACAATTACTTAAATAATTAATTTCACTAAATAGTACTGTTGATATATCTATTTTTTTTTTTGAACTATTGGTTATTATTGTTATATGTGGTGTTAAATTATTATTTTTACATTTGATGCTGTTGAGCTGCTGATATAAATGATCCTTTAATATCTATTTCACTTTGAAAATTTGTTGTTTTATTATTTAAGTAAGTAGTATCAGCTAAAGAAATTGCATTTTTAATATTTGTTGTTAAGGATTCTATCGTAATCGACATTTTAATAATATTAATATTATTATCAATTTATATTTTTTTTTTTGTTTATTTTCAAAAACAAGAATTTCTTATATACATGTTTTCAAAATTTGATATGTTATTAAATATGGATTATCATTCGATCGATACCGTCTATCTTGAATATATCCCTTTTTATTTTTAAAAGTATCAAATGGTATTATTATATTAGTATTTATTTTAAAGATATTATTATAATCTATATTTTTATCTGAGTTTTTTATCATATCTAATTTTTCATGATATTTTTCATCTATTTCATTTTCACATAATTTTATAAATGCTTCATATATATACTGCATATTTGTTCTCATATTTATTGTTGAATAATTGACAATACATTTAGAACTGTTTGGAAAAAATAGATCTGGATTGAAGTTTATTTGTGCATTATATATTTCACCTATTCTTAATAAAATATATTTTACTAATAAACAATGATCTGCTATTTCAATTTCATTACAAGGTCCAATATGTATTTCCCATTGTCCAGGTAATTTATAAGCATTTATACTTAATACTTTTAAACCTACTTCTAAACAAGAATGATATGCTTGTTCTGATATTTTTCTTCCAAATGCATTATTAGAACCCAGCGAACAATAATATTGATCTGAAATTACAGGATTTATTTTTGATTTACCCCAATTATATGGTTTATTAGTATCTTTATTAGGACAACATGGACAGTTATCTGTTATAAAAAAATGTTGTTCTAAAATAAATAATGTATCTAAATTACCTTTATCTTTAAAAATTTCTATATTTTTGTCTCTATAATTATTTTCTATAGGAATATTATCCGCATTATATACTGAACATAATACAAGTACATTTAATCCTTTTCTGAATGGATCATGAAATACTGCACAAGGTTTTATAATCATTATTTCATTGTTATTTATAAAATTACAAGATATTTCATTATAAATAGTAATATCTAAAACTTTATTTACTGAATCTTCTGGATTTTCAAAAAAAAAATCTATAGTTAAAGATTTAGATTTAAGTATATTATCTTTATCTAACCATATATATTCTGCAATATATTTCATAAATATATACCAAAATCTATACTTTAAATAGTTATATATCATTTATTTTATATAAATTTATTTCATTGTAATATAAATTTAATATAAAATAGTTTCTCTTGTCTAAGATATCTTCCCTTTACAATTAGATAATCTTATAAAACTCAATAAAAAAAAAAAAAATCTAAATTATATTATATTTAAAAAAAAAAAAAATAATGTATAACAAAATTAGAAATCCAATTAATAATAAATATTACAATATTAATAGTAAAATTGGTAAATCTATATTAAATAAATATTTAAATACTAGTATTTTACTAGGAGGAGCTTCGCTTGAGGTTCCAGCTAGCTTTAAGACGGAAGCGGAGAGGGAAGCTTGGGAGAGGGCTTTTGCTGCCCAATTTAATTCAGAAACTCTTATGTGGGATTATTATAAAGCCATAAATGAAAGACAAAATTATTTTTTTTGTAGAAGTTTTTGTAAGATTATAGTTAGTTTTGATGGTAACACAGTCAATAATTTTTTTAAAAAACTTTTTATTAGTTATAACGATCAAAAACGTATAGAATTTATAAATCATATATTTTCTTTTTTTGAGAATCCTTACCTCATAAGGAGGAATATTGGATATTATATTTGCCCTAATAATGAAAATGTTTTTTTTTATAATAAATGGAAAATTAAAGAATTAGTAGAATGTCTATATGATAATGGTATAAAAATGTATAATGAAGAAAGTTTATTAATATTACCTTGTTCTTGGATTAAAAATCGAAAAAGAATTGAAAATGAATTAATACATATTTTATTTGGTTCGGTAGATATTTGTTTTTGGTCTTCAGATAATCAATTAGATGTTCCATATCCATTGGATAGCATGACGTCTGAAGAGGATTTTAGTTTAAAAAATGCATATATTCAATTTTTAAGAATAATGATTGGGTAGATTTTTTTTTAATTATATTCAAAGTTTTTTTTATAAATTTCAAATTCTATTCATAAACATCCATAAAAATCTACACTTTAAGTATTTATATACAATTTATTTTATATAAATTTATTTCATTATTTTTATTTTTAATTGGTAATATCCAATTCAAATTACAGTCATTATCGTGAACATGTTGTATTGAATAAGTAAAATCCTTAGAATATAATGGTAAGAAATTATTATAATTGTCAAAATCATAATTAATTATATAATGATCTATAAAATAATTAATTATATTATCATCATATATAGTAATTTGATTTAATATAATTAAAAATATATGATCTCTTAATTTATCATTTGTAACAAGTTTAACACTGATAAATTGTGATAAATATATTGTAGAATATAACCAATACAAATCATCATTAAATTTATTAGGTGTTAAATATAAAAAATTTTTTTTTTTTAAAGTATTAAGTATTTTCTCTTCCTTATTTGTTAATTTATTATATTTTAAATGTCTATTATGTAAAATTATTAATATATCAAAACCTATATTAATGTAAAAATTTGCTACCATATTAATCTGATGAATTGATATTTTATTGCCTTTATCTGGTCTATTGTTATAAAATCCTATATTTGCTCCATCTATTACTATTAATTTTTCACAATTTTTCTTTTTCTCTAACATTTTTATTAAATCAAAAAATTTACTATTTACATCATGCAAATAGTTTTTGTAAATGTGATTAAGTATTTTATTCTTTAAATTAATATCAATATCTATCTTATTTAATTTGATGTCATTTGATATACTAATATTATTTTTCAATATATGATAACATTCTACATCTAAAATATCAATATAGTTTATAATATCAGTAAGTAAATTATGATAAAAATTACAATTATAATTTAATAATACAAATAATATTTTACAAAAATCCATTTTAGAAATTTTGATATTAAATTTTCTCGTATTATTATACATAAGAATTATATTTTCTAAATTATTATTTCTATATAATAAATCAATTATAGGAGAAAATGTTCTTAATTTTGGAATAAATCTTTTCTTTTCTATGAAGTAATTTAAATATTGTTCAGCTTCTTCATATTGATTTAATTCGCACAACTTCTTAATTATACAAGAAATAGTATTTTCATTTATTAATAATTCATCAATATCATCAATAAATTTATTTAATTCGCTCATACTGAGGAAATTCATTTTTAATAGATCATTATTTAACTTATTAATTTTTTGTTTTAAAATTTTTCTTTTGGAAGTTGACATCATTAAAATAAAGCAATTTTGTTCAATAATATATTTCAAATTTATTTGCTTTATTATCTAAATATATATTTATTATACTCTATCATTTCATTCGAGATCTCAATACTATTTAAATTTTCATCAATCATTTCAATATTTTCATTGTCATTTCCATTATTATCATTTTTAATTTCTAATAAACAAAATATATTTTCATTATTTTTTTTATTTATATAATTCATTAGAGAATTAATTAATTCATGTTGTAAATTATTGATTATACAATAATTTAGACATTCTTCCTTACTACTAAATATTTTTGAATTCAATAAAAATTTTTTTTTTTCATTTATATTATTTTTTTCAAACTCAAAAGGTATAATATTATTATTTATAAATGATTCACTTGAATTTATACCCCATAAAATGTTATTATTTGGTAAATATATTTTAAATAAAATATATTTAATTTTAAAATAATTTAATAAATAACAAATTCTATTATATTTAATTATTTTTACAATTAATTCACTAATTATTTTTATATTATCTAAATCTTCTAAGCTCAAATTTATAATATCAATCATATTTATAATATATATTCACTATATATTATTTTTTATATTAATAAGTATTTCTATTGAAATAAAAAAATTGTCGTCGGTTAAATTTTTTTTTATTTCTAAAATATTTTTTTTTGAATATTCATTAGATATATATATTTCTAATTTTCCTAATTCATAGAAAATTTCATATTTTTCATACTCATTTGCCCAACTCATTCTATTATCTTTATTGTCTTTTAAATTTTTTATTTTTTCTATTATTAAATCTGTAAATAGATAAATATTTTTTTTTTTAAAGCATTCTTTATCTATTAAAATTTCATTTGATCTATTTAAAAAATCATTATAACATCCCTCTAATTCTACTATTTGATTCATATATTCTAAATTTATTTTAGCATTTGTAGTTTTATTATCATTTGTTTTTATTTCAATATCCATGATATTATTTATATATATTATAAAAAAATTATATCTTTATATAAATTTTCACTTTATATTAAAATATATTTTGAGAAACTAATTGATCATTTTTCTCTAAATCTATGCGAAGAATCTTTATTTTTAATAGTTTTCATTTCAATGTCTCCCGGAGAATGTCCTACTTCATTTACAGTAAAACCTTGATAACGTTGTCGTTCAAGATTTTCTCTTGCTTCTTGTTGATGTCGTGCCCAACGCTCAGTATCCCAATCCCAATCTAAATTAGGATTTTGCTCTATCTTTCTTTCTCTTTCTTCTGCTCTTTTTTTTACTAATTCCTCTAGTATTATACCTTCATCAAACAGATTAGCAGATGGTGTTTTATTTGGTCCTTTACGTTTAAAATCCATTACTGAATATGGATCATATATTAATTTTGGTGAATCATCATCAATTAAAATCGTTTCTTTTTTTCCAGAACGACTACGAACTATTGTATGACTTTCTGGTATTTCTGGCATTATTTTTAAAACTTTTCCTGTTTTAGAAGATACTTTTTTTTCAGATACTATGGGTTTTAAATTTTTACGAGTTAGTCGCGGCGGATGTGAAACTTTATGTTCCTGTGCCTGGGAAGGAGCTTTATGTTCATCTGTCTGAAGTGTGGCGTTTTCTCTTTTTATTTTTGATTGACGTAATTTTTCCATATCATTTGCTTCACTATCTTTAATCATTTTCTTTATATTTTTGGAAGGTTTAGGCTCTTGTCCATCTCTCCACGTACCACCATATTTTAAAATAGAATAATAATTCTTCAAAATATTTTTACCTAGTTTACTACTAATATTTACCTTCCTGTTTGTTTTCGGATTTACAATTTTACTATACATTTATACTATATAAATAATATTAAATTTTTTAGTTTTGGTTTAAATAATATAGAAATAAAAATTTGATTTAAAAAAAAAAATACATAAAGATATATTTAAATTACTATTGAAATGACATCCCAAATGAAGACGAATTCTAGTGTGAACGCAGATCCAAGAATGGTTGCTTTTGCACAAGCTTTAGAATCATCTGTTGGTGATACTGCAAAGACAATTATTGGTGAAAATGGTTCAGATATGTATTCCATTTATGGTGTTAATGGTCAAGGCCACTCTGTTATTGGAAAGTTAGTAGGTTTGTTTTCAGGAATTGTAGATAATTCTTCTCCTGAAACATGTTCTCAGTTTGTTAGATTAGCTTATAATGAAATTGTATCCGCTAATGATATTGGTAATGAGTCTAAGGCAGCATTTTTAGCTGATCTGATTGTCGCTTCTGTACAATGTCGTGATATTAGAAATAATGGAAAGGGTCGACGTGACCAAAGTCGAGCTATGTTTTTAGAACTGGTTAGATTATTTCCTGATACTATGTTAAAGATCCTTCCTGAATGGAAGGAATATGGGAGTTGGAAGGATTATAATCTTATTCTTCAACATTATGCTAAGTCCCAAAAGTATCAGGATGTATCATTATCAAAGTTTATTGATGCTATTTATGATCTTTATGTTGAACAACTTAAGGCTGATAGAGCTTCTTTTGATGAATGGCACGAATTAAAGAGTAATTATGAAACTACTGATAGATGTGAGATTTCTCTTGCCGCAAAGTGGCTTCCTAAGGAAAATAGATCGTTAGATCGCAGTACTAAGTGTTTTAAGGAATTTGCTAAGAGAATGTTTCCAGAAGCATTTGGTAAGGATTTTAAGAACGCACTCAAGCAACTTCGCCAATTTATCGCACCACTTCAAGATGCTATTAATACTACAGAAAAGCTTGAGTGTGCTAATAGATTTGATGAAATTAGGTTTCAATTAGTACCTGGTAAGTGTCTATTTAAGAAGAAGAAGGCTTATTTATATGAAAAGAAGAAGGGAAATGATCTTAGAGGATCTGATCCGAAGCGTCTTGAATGTAGAGAAAATTTAATGCACCATCTAACAAAGGCTGTAAACGGAAAGGCTACTATTCATGGAAAGACTGTATATCTTCATGAACTTTGTCATCAAGTTTATTCAAGATGGAATAGTCTTAGTGATGGCGACAAGCTTGTTATTGAAGCTCAATGGCTTGATCACGTAAAGCATTTTAGGGAATTAATGACAGAAAAGGGTTTGGCTATTAATAAGGGAGTTGTTTTAGCTGATTTTTCTGGTTCTATGTCAGGAGATCCAATGAACGGTGCTATGGCTATTGCGATTCTTGCTTCTACCCTCGCGGAAGGTCCATTTAAGGATAGATTTATGTCATTTGAGAGTAATCCACAATGGATTAGTCTTCAGTATCCTAAGACAAAGGAGGATTTTGATAGAACTCTTGGTACTTGTACAAATGCGCTTGGAGGATATATGTCTGCCAGAATAAATCCTCTTGGACAATGGGATCCTAAGAGAGCTGGAGGTGAGCTAAAGTTCTGGGAAAAGGTAGGAGTTTGTTACACATCACCATGGGGTGGTAATACAGACTTTTTGGCTGCTCATGATTTAATTCTAGATGTGTGTGTTAAGAATAACGTATCTGCTCCTGAATGGATGATTGTTGCTTCTGATATGCAATTCGATCAAGCACAACGACTTTCTGTTAGGCCTTATCCTACTATCAATTCATTATTAGGTGTATATAATCTACAAGAAGCACAGCGTAAGTTAGTTTCTCATCAATCAAGAGCCAGCTATACATATAATATGTATGGTACTAAGACTGAAAATTGGCAAGATCATCATACTATTCTTCAAGAAGCTTATAAGTCTGCTGGTGTAAATATTCCAGTGATGATTTATTGGAATATGAGATCTACTAGTAGCTTTGTTACTACTGCTGATAAGCCCGGTGTTCAAATGGTAGGTGGTTTTAGTACAATGCAGTTAAAGTTGTTTTTAGAGGAAATGGAATTAGATATTGAGAAGAATAAGCCACCACCTGTTACTCCTTGGGACACATTTAGAAAGGCTATGGATAATGAATGTTATTTGCCTATCAGAAGAATTATTCATGATAGTGATGAAAAGCAATTAAATTATTATAGACTACCTACTATTTCTCTTGTTTCTTCTAATGAAAATTGTCAACAAAATAGTGCTGAAAATGGTATTGAAACTTCTTCCAGTTCTAATATCAAGATAAAGTTGACATTACTAAAGGATTGTTTTGAATCTGGCCTAATTTCACAAGACGAATATATCAAGAAGAAGGAACAATTATTGGTTGATTTTAGCTAAATATTATAAACTAAATTATATTATAAAAATTATTAATCTATATAATATAATTCCTTATACAATTCGCAATAATATTATTATTTTTTATTATTTTTATTGTATAAATTAATATATCATTATTAATATTAAATGTATGTGTAATGTATAAATCATTATTTTTATTATCATTATCTTCTATAATATTTTCTATATAACTTGATATTTTATTCACGGTATTTGATCTTAAAATTTCTTCCGCATAAGATGTAATTGGTCCAAATAATTTATCATCTGATAATTGTGTTATTACAATAGATTCATTTTCAAAAATTATGTTATCAATATTAAAAATAAATAAAGGCAGCCAATTTTCTAAACCAATATTAATCTCTAATCTTATTACGTTTTCTTCATTTATATTTTTAAATCTTATAGAAAAATTATTAGCTATATATCTTATCACTTTTTTTTTTATATCACTATTGTACATTGAAATTCCTACTAATGGTCCTGTAAAAAAGGTTATAGGATCTGGCATTATTATTCCCAACAAAGTACATAACATAAGACATTGAGAACTTTTTATTATGTCACATAATTCATTTGGAATTTCATCACCATTATCATACTTATAACTTTCAACTTCTATTAATTTTTCTAATAATTTATTCATTATTATTAATATTTATTTAACTTTAATATATTTTCTAAAAAAAATAGAAAGATTTATACATTTTCTCATATTTGAATATATTATTTAATTTTCGATGGGGTTAAATTTACTCTATTTTCTGGTAAAACATATTCGATATCTAAGAAATCAAATATATCTTTTTCATTTTCAAAATTTTCTTTACCAATTTTAGAAAATATTTCTTCTGTACTTAATTGTTTTTTTGTAGATTTATGTGAAAGACAGTATTCATTCATTGAATATCCTTTTTCTAATGCCATACCTCTCATTTTAGCATTAAACCCTCCCGATCCAGTAAAATATAATTGAGCAAATGGATATTCGTTTTTTTTACATTCAATAATATCGATATGTCTAAATTTCTCTATATTTTCCAATTTGGATATACCCATAAATTTTTTTGAACCATCCGCAAGTGTATCTTTTATTATTCCCGTTTTTTTTAATTCTAATATAAAATTCTTACGAGCATTACCATTATAAGAAGATATTAATACATCAATATCACCGGATGTACTCATTTTACGTCTATAACTACCATTAATTGAAAAATTTATATCTGGATCTATTAATCTCACTATATCTGATAATATTCTATTATATTCATCCATCTCATTTTTTGGTATTCTTTCACATAAATCATCATAGTATTTCAATCCTATAATTTGCTTATCATGAAGTATATTTGATCTAGCTTTAAATTGAGTTTTTAAATCATCTATGGTTACAATATTATATTTTTCATATAGTTCTATTGCCTTTTTTATACCAATAGAATATATTTTTGTTAAATTATTTACTGCTATTACTCTAGGATCATTTTTTGCTTCCTCCACAACTTTTAATGTACCTGTTTCTAGAATTTCTTTAATTTTTAATAATGTTTTTTCTGGTTTTTTTTTTCCGTAATCTAAAAGTATTTTTTCCGCATCATATATACTATCTATCTCATTATAATCATCTGATAAAGCTTTTATAGTATCTGTTAATTCTCTGATTTTAAAACTTCCACCTTTTTCATCATACGCATTAATTTTATTAATCAATAATTTAAAACATCTAATAATGTTTTCTTTATTTGAAGTCATTTGTTTTGTTTTTTTACTGTAATTTGTTTTTAAGTGTGTTAAATTCCATTCTTTTTTTTTCTCTACTGTTTCTATTATTTTTAAAATTTCTTTCTTATATAATTTATCTAAAATAGTACTCCATTTATCATCTGAAAATGAATTTGTCATTTATAATGACAAAAAAAAAATTGGTATAATATCAAATTTTTTTACTATTTTAATCTATTATTTCCGTTTTAAAGTTTTTGGCATTTTTTTTTTTACTGTCTTCAATTCTGTTTTTTCTATCTTAGAAAAATTTTCTACTGTATCATTTTTCAATATTTCTGAATTTTCTATTGAATGATTATTATCTATTGTATCAACTTTAACTTCTGTTGATTTTATTTCCATTTTATTATTATTCTCTGTAACTTCTTTTGGTTTGCTTTTTATATTATTAAAATTAATTATTTGTAAATCATTTTCATTCTTATCAGTTTCTTCAATAGAATTATTATTTTTTTTTATTACTATTTTTTTTTTTTTTAATGTCAATTTTTTTGCTGTATCCTCTGTAAAAACACTATTAGTATTTAATTTTTTATTTTCAAATATATATTCATTTTGCCAAACTTCTGAAAAATCTCTTGCTTCTGGTACAAATTCATCTAATAGATCACTAAAATTCTCGTTTTTTTCTTGAGCTATCTTAAAAATAATTCCTACTTTTTGTCTAATTAATTCTTTGTATACACTTTCAAATTTTGTTACATCTTTTACTTCAAATTCTAATACTTCCTTTGCCATTTTATTTTATCAAAATATAAAAATAATAATAATCAAATTTTTTATCTATTAAATCTACCTAAATTTTATATTATAAATTTAGCTAGTTCCTAAAAGATTGTGAAAATCATTACTATTTAATTTTTCTATTAATTTAATAGTCTTTAAATTTTTAGCATTTACTATTCCTTTATGTTCTAAATCTGTATCATTTAATATTTCTGACATTAAATCTCTTTTACTACGTTGTATTATCGCTATTCGTTGATCAATAGTTGAAAATTCTTCAATTTGATCAAACATCAAAAATCTATTAACTATTACTGGTTTATCTTGACCTATTCGGTGTGCTCTGGCTATAGCTTGTATTTCATTCGCAGGATTCCAATCTGGAAGTGTAAAATATACTTCTGAAAATTGTTGTAGATTTAATCCGACTCCTCCTGCTTTTATTTGGATTATTAATACTTGAGGTTTATTTATTTTATCAATTATTATATCTATTATTTTGTGTGGTAAACCCTTCATATTTAAAGTTTTATATATTTCATCATCTAAATCCGAATTTGAAAATTCCTTAATTATTTCATTTTTGCTTTTAATATCTAAACCACCATGATATTGTCTAGAATTTATGTTTTTCGACTTTAATGATTCTGCCATTAATTTCATCTCCTCTCTAAAATGACAAAATATCAAACATAAATTTTTTGTCTTACTAATCATATTTGATATAGTTTCTATTTTAGTAGAATGCTCCGTATAAATATTTATAGTTTTTCCAAACTTTTTTGATAAACTATTAATAGCAATTTTTGGATGAACTGATGCTTGTCTTAAACGTATTAGTAATTCAAAAAATGCTAATACTTTTAAATTTTCTGTTAAATCTTCATCTTCTACTATATTATTATATTCTTTTTCTATTGTTTTTTGTATTATTCTATAAGCATTTCTTTCACTTTCTGTTTCATATTCTAATATATGATCATACTCTATCAATTTTGGCATATTCGATTTTTGAATCTCTTTTTCAAATGTTTTTTTTGTTCTTCTTAGTAATAAAAGATCATTTAAATGGACTAAGCATTCTTTATCTAAGAATTTTTTTGGAATATTCAAAAATTTATATAAAGAATATAAATCTCTGATACTATTTTGAATTGGAGTTCCTGTCAAACCCCACTTAATATTCGATTTAAGATCATTTACCATTCTGCTTATTTTGGATCTTGAATTTCTTATACTATGTACTTCGTCAAATATAATTCTATCCCAGTTACCATAGTGATGTAGTATTGTATGACAATCATCCGCTGGATCTTTTGTTTTTTTATATATCATTCCCACTGTAGTAATCAAAATATCAAATTTTAAGCTGATTAATTCTCTAACTGTAGAACACTTATTTAAACCATAATGAATATAGATTTTTTTATTTGGTAAAATATTTTCTATAACTGTCTTCCATTGATAAATAAGTGAATTCGGTAGTATAATTAGTGTTTTTTTTTTGGGATTACCATAAAGTGTAGAAACTGTTTGAATAGTTTTACCTAAACCTGGTTCGTCACACAATAATCCACCAAATACTGTTCTCCCTGGTATTGGTGTTCCACATTTCTCTTTTTCTAACATCCATTTTATTCCTTCTTTTTGATAATTCCATAATGGGTATCCAGATTTACTAACATGATCGAAAACATTTTCTATTTTTATAGGTTTTTTTATTTTTAATGTCTTTATTGTTGTTGGCCTTGTAGCCAAAGAATCCATCATCTTAATCAACAAAAAAATAGTTTTAATATAAAATCAAATTTTTATACTAATACTATATATTTAAATTACTAAATTAGCCAAGCAATGTAAGCAACTCATCTGGAGGGTCACCTCTAATCAAACTTTTATCTTCCAATACTCCTAAAAATTCAATTGAATCTTCTGTCTCTTCAAATACCCACTTATTCTTAAGTATCTTTAGTTCTTTTGATTCTTCACTCTTCTCACAAACAATGTCATCATCATTAAAGTAAATAGTATCCATATTATCTGTATCTATATCATGTTCTTCTACATCAGAATCTTTTTCATCATTTGTCCCATTGGGGGCAATTTCATTTACTTCAGGATTTGAAGTTTTCTTATCTTTAGGTTTACGTCCTCGTTTCTTTGGTGCTTCCTCCGCTGAATCTTCTGGATGAAGAATTCCCCAAACTCTATTGATAAGAACTGGTTTAGATCCTGAGGTAGCCAATTTATTATTTTCTAAGATTTCCTTTAATTCTGGAAGCTTAAAATGTTTCAAGTCTTCAATAGTTTCAGCCTTTGTATAATCAGTAATTTTTTCTGACTTTTTTTTGGGTTTATCTTGTTTTGGTGTAATTGCCTTTTTCTTTGTAGGCTTAAAATATGGGAGTGGACCAACTTGCAGTGGCTTCGGTATACACTTCATTACCTCTTCCAAATCCAAATTATGTTCTGTAGCTACTGCTCTGGCAATCTCTTGTGCTGCCTCGAATAGCTGCTTGGTAAAATTTTCTTTCAGATTTGGAAGCATCACTTCAGTGCTTTGATTTGTAGCTTGAACTTCAATAATTTCAGTCATGTAGAACTTAATCATCAATGATAGTTGGATCCGGTATAATCAAATTTTTTTATCTACAACAATTCATATCAAATCAGTATTATCTACATCTTCACTATTATCGATTTTACAATAACTATTATCATTATCACTACAATTTCTATTGGTTTATTACTATTCCTATTACAGTCATCATTACAATTAGTATCACTACCATTATCATCTCCATCATCATGATTATCATAATTACTATAAGTATTTCCATAATTATCATCGCCATTAATCACTATTACTATTTCCACTATTACTATTACTATTATAACTATAACCATAATCACTAACAGTATGATTATCACAATTACTATTATATTAAAATATGCTATTTATTATATTATTAAAACTAATTTATTTTTTTATATTCTTATCTTCAAATTTTTTTTTAAAACATTTAATAATAGAATTTTTTATATCTATTATATTATCATAAAATGTAGGATTAAAAATTCTGTATGCTTTATCATAACTAATACCTGTTGTTAACATTATTTCTTTTATTATTTTTTCTTCATTTATCATTTGCTAAAATATAAAAATAAAATAAAATAATTAGATTTTATTTTAAAATTATTCATTTTTAATAGCCTTTAAATAGTTCTTTAAAATTTTTTTTCCTAAATTAGAATTTACGTTTACTTTTCTACCTGTCATTGGATTTACAATTTTATTGTAGTATGTACCTCCAGTAAGAAGCTCACTTTCAAATATTGGTGGATTATTGGTATCATATCTTACTATTTCAGCTCTACCTCCAATATCCTCATTACCAACTGCTTTATAAAATCCATAACCATTTCCTATTTGATCACCACCTTCTTGTTCTAAGGAATCAATAATTGGTTTATATTCGTCAGATGCTTTTATAAAATCTACGTTATCATCTAATAAAATTTCCTTAATATAACTTGGTTCAGCAGCATATAATTCTTGAAAATCGTCCTTATTATCATTCTCCACATCCTCCATAACTCCAGATACTATTTCAGTAATTTTATCCATATGGTTTAATATAAAATTATTAATTTCATTAATATTTAATCGTGTAGCACCCGCATCTTCTCTTGCTATTGTAAAAAAATTTTCTATTTGATCCCATATTAATTCTGTTAAGCTATTTTTAATTTCCTCATGCGTGAAGTCGTGTTGTCTATATCTAAATGTAGTGGTCTTTACACTAAATGAATCCCAATTTTTGGCTTCTAATTTTTCTCTAAAATCTGTATTCATATATATATATATAAATATATATAAATATAAATAAATATATAAAAATAAATTAATCTATTACTTTGAATGGAGGGTATAATTAAGATTAATTCTTCTAATTATTCTGAAGCTACTGTAGAAAACGAATCTGCTAAAATTTTAATATCTGGTTATGAAAATATCGGTAATGTTTTTAATGGCGATTATGTAAATGTAATAGATAATAAATGCAGTCTAATAAAATCCAATATTTCTAATAAGATTATTGTAGGTCTTCTTGAACTATATTCTAAATATAAGTTTAAACCTAATAAAAGAGGTGTGGATAGATATAAATTTTTACCATTAGAAAAATGTTATCCCGATTTTTTGGTAGCAAGTACCACTAAGAGAAAATATTCCAAAAATATATTAGTTACTATTAAATTTTCTACTTGGGAAGATACATTACCATTTGGCGAAATTGTTACTATATTGGGAGAAGTTGATGATAATAATGCTTTATATGACGGAATTCTACATAAATATGAATTAACAAAAAAATATCCAAAATTAGATAAAAATTTAATAAATGATTTTGATGAAAATTATAAGGTAGATGGATATAGTGATATTACTAGTGATGATGTTATATCTATTGACCCTATAGGTTGTAGAGATATAGATGATGCATTTTCTTATATAGAATTAGATGATAATAAGGTACAATTAGATATACACATTGCTGATGTTATAGGGACACTTATTTATCATAAATTACATTTTCTATTTCTTAATGATAATTTGACTACTAGTATATATGCTCCACATAAAATATTGCACATGTTTCCTGAAGTATTAGGCACTGGTCTATTATCATTACTTCCTGATAAAAAACGTTTAGTTATAACCTTACGACTAATTATACAAAACAATTTAATAATTAGTAGTTCTATAACAAAAAATATAATAATTAATAAATGTGATTATTCTTATGAGGATTTTGAGAAGGAACATTTCTTTAATCCAGATAGTAAATATTTTAATATAGTTAAAATTGTTGAAAATTTAAAATATAAAAATTTATACGAGAAATTTTATCAAGATTTCGACAGTCATAAATTTATAGAAAAATTAATGATTATTTTTAATTGTGAAGCATGTAACTATATATTAGATAATGATATCAATCCATTATTACGAATTCACGAAAAAAATTTAGAAAAAGAAAATATAAAAAATATAGATAATGAACTAGCTAGTTTTTTACAAATTATTACAAACAGAGCTGCGGAATATACTATAAGTGATAATAAAAATTTACATTTTGCATTAGATTTGACGAACTATTGCCATTTTACGTCACCTATAAGACGATATGCAGACATATATAATCATTATTTAGTCCATAAAATAATAGATAAAAAATTAATTGATTTTAACCTTGGCATTAATGTAGAAAAAATTAATGATATTAATAAGAGAGCCAAGAAAGCAGAAAGATGCTTTTCTAATATTAAATTAGCTGAAATTATAAATAATCAAAATAAAAATAATTTTATAGGATATATATACAATTATAACAATATTTCAAAAAAAATTAGTGTATATTTACCTAGTTATAAGCTAAGCTTAGATAAAAAAATTATTGAAAAAAAATTAATAGATAGATATCAAATAACACAAAAAGAAAATTATTTAGAAGTTTTAGAAAAAAATACAGAAAAATTAGTTAAATATCCGCTGTATGAATTACTAAATTTAAAGATTTATAAAATTGTTAATAATAGATTGCCCTACGATAAAATAATATTAGAAATTATAGTTTAATTTTTGTTATTTCTCGTTTTAGTTTTCTTAATTTTTTTTCATTAATATTATCCTTTATTTTGTCTAATTCTTGGTATAATTTTCACCATTATTTAGTATCTCAATCAAATCATCTATTTTTGGGTTTTTTCTTTACAAGAGCAAAGTAATAAACTAGCTACAATAATTTCTTCTTTAGACCTATTATCTAATCTAAGTATTTTTTTTTTCATTTATAAAAAAAATAAAAAAAATAGTTTTTAGAAATCAAATTTATTATATTTAGATTTAATTATTATTTAATGAAATGCTATATCACAACCAAGTCTAATGATATTACTATACGATGTTGGCCCTACCCATTGAGGTAGATATTTTTTATCTTCAGTATTAATATGAGGAAGCAAGGTATCTATCAATTTTGTACGAGTATTAGATCTTGAGAAAATAGCAATCCAGCAGCATTCATTAATAATTTTTTGGGGAATATTAATTTTTCTCCCAAAGCGTTCTTCACTATGATTCAATATCAAATCAAATAATTTATAACCGCTTGTTCTAGTTACCATATGCTTTAAACCATAAAATTTATTAAAACTAATGTCTCCTCCCATTAATATGTAATCAATAATTGTATTACTATTACGATAACATAGCGCTATTTCCAATCGACAATTAGTCTCGTGTTTCCATTCTTTAGATTCTTTTGAATACATAGTTTCCCTATCTGGTAAATCATAATAATCAAAAATCTGTCGACAAATAGGGCATTGTTTATTGTAAGCATCAATATTTTCCGCACAATTCAGACAAACTATATCTTTAGTTTTCTTACAATCACAGCCATACAAACAATGTGTTGCTTCCTCATGTAGACATACACAACAAACATTTTTATCAGAATTATCTGAATTATTTAGAGATTGTAAATGGTTCACTGCCAATTCAATACTTACTTCTTCCAAATCTCTTTGAGGATTCTGGGAATCGGATAACAAAGCAGCTGTTTCTGTTGAAAAGCTCATTTATATCAAATTGATGGGTGTCAAATATTCATCAAATTTTTTATCTAACACCAGAATCAGACATCGATGACTTCTGCTATAAGCTATTTTACCCAGATTCTCAGAATAATAAAAAAATATTAATAGTATGATAAATGGCATCTTTAAATATAGTTTTTTTCATAAACCAAGTAAAATATTTACATAAATATATAAAATATTTGGGGTAAAGATAGTTATAATTGTGGAGATATTTCATGTAAATTTTTCAGAAATAAAAAAAAAATAATAGAAAATGTTTTTTTTTTATATCTCATTGGCCACTTCAAATAATTCTTTTTCACTATAAATTTCATTTGTCTCTATAACAGGTGGATTAATTTCTGTAATTCTTTTAAAAGGATGATTCATAAATAAATCGTGTTCTAATAATTTTTTAGGTAAACATTTTCTACCATAACATATTTTTATTTTATATGTCATTATATTGCTTCCATGTTGACAATGATTTCGACTTACTTGATCAAAATATGGATCATAAACACCATCAAAATCAACAGTATGTGTTAGAGATGCTTCATCTGTAAAGTGAAAAACTTTTATTCCATCATTTACTATATGTAATATCATCGATTTTAATTCATTTACATCTACATATACAAGAAAGCCATCATCATTTGATATTATACCCGCATACAGTATATTACCAATATGAGTAAATGGTACGGAAGGAGTGGAAGGATGCCAAAATCTATTATATCTATATCTTTTCTCATTATCACCTCTTTCATTTTCTTCAAATTTACCTTCTTCTATTTCTTGTAAAATTCCGGTACATTCAAATAACCACAGGTTATAATCTTTTGTCATATCTAAAATTTTACTTATACTATAACAAATAGGTTCTCCTCCTATAATAATTACAAACTGTTCGTCCACATCTGTCCAAGAATCTATATACCGATGTCTAGGATTTATACTATCTTTTTGTAATTCTTCTTCTAATACATCTAATTGACTTTTTAATTGTTTTCTTTTATTTTCTAATTCATTAAATTTGGAAGTGTCCTTGTCAATCATTGCTTTCCTTCTTTCATTATTTAAATTTCTAAGTATTTTATCCAAGTCAATTATTTCTTGTGATTTTTGTAATTCGATGTTTTCTTCTATTTCTAATAAATCAAGACAAGTATTATAAATTGATTCATCAATATTTAAAATATTTAGTGATTCTATAACTTCCTGTTTTTGCCAAAAATTGTAAAGATGAGGATCATTTTTATAGATATTGTTTAATGGATGATCTAAAAATATATTTATTTTTTTTAAATAACTATTATACTCTTTATATTTATTATCATTTACAAAACTGAATGCCTCTAAAAGTAATTCGATATCAGGTTCATAATCTCCGTCATCATTATAAAATAGCCTTAAAACACTTTCTTTATAATTCCAATTTATATTTGTATGTTTTGCTATTTCTTTCATATATAAAGAAGGTAGTATTCTTGGTATAATTTCATGATTTTCAATGATTTTACGATTATTTATTCTTTTCTTTATTTGTATATTGATTTTTGAAAAACTATGTTTTTCTAATAAATTTCCATATTCTGATAAACCTTCAAAACAACTTATTTCATTGGGGATAAACTCTTTATAATCATTCCAATATGGATTACTTGAATTAAAATGCAGTAATATAAACCAATATTTTTGTATAGGTGTAAGTACATTACTATAATAAAAATAACTATCATCTGATATATAATTTTCATCATATAATTTAGCTATTATATCTATCTCATTTGTCTTTTTACTAATTTCAACAAGATTACTTATAGTTCGATTTTCAAGTGGATGTTGTACCATCCACAACCAATTTATTAAATTAGTTTTCATTTTAATTTTGTTTCTCTCTATCCGTACCTCCCCGGATAGATTATCATCATTTATTACTATTTCAGCTCCTGTTGGAGATAATTTAAATTTCCATCTACCCCTTGTACATATTAAAGCTTTATATACTTGTGTAACAAACCATGATTCATACGATTCTACTTTGGGATATCTATATCCTTTCGATTTATTTAGATTTTCAATTTCATGTGTATCGATATCATAAGATTCTTGATTGGGATTGATTGTAATATTAAAACCTTTTTTACTATATTTTCTTATTCGATCTATCAAAAATTTGTTAAATTTTGTAAGCAAAGAATCAGTATATTCTTTTCTTAAAAATCCTTTTTTGTTTAAAACACCATTTATATCTGTAGCATCTACTGTTTTTCCATCAAACCATATTTCGCAAAAAGTTAAATCAAAATTTTGTACTATTTCTTTAGGATCAATAAAATCTGGAATAATCATTAAATCGCAAGTAATTTTTATTAATGGAGAAATATCATTTTCATAAACAATAGAATCTTCATTATTTTTATCTACCCATGAAACTTTATAAATGTCATCACCTATTTTTTTTTTTATAACAGCTTTTCTAGGAATAGTTAGGCGGCTTGGTTTATAATCTCTTCCTAATTTTATTCTACTATTTGTCATCCAAAATCCAATTACAAGAACTGTATCTCCTTCATTCCATTCTTTACTTGAATTTTTTTTTTCATAGTTATAGTTATTTTTGGTTAAAAAAGTGCGTGACATAATATTATTTTTTCTAAAAAAAGATTGATCATATGGTGGAGCCATGTTCCAAAAATTCATTTCAAAACCTACTGAATTTAAATATAACAACATACTTACTGCATGCTTGTTTTGAACATAAATATCTAAATCACCTAAATCTTCTAATTCATTATTTGAATAAGATCTAACTAAAAATCCACCAGCTAATAGTGTATTCGTAGAATTTAATAGCTTTTTAAATACTTCTACATTTTCTTCATTATCAAAACATTCTAATAAATTTTTTTCTAATTTAAGTCGTCCTATATTTAATTTGTTTTCAGTCTCTTCTTCATCTGATACTGTACTACCACCGTATAAAGTATTATTATAAGAATTTAAAATTTCTATACCACGTTTACTTCTAGAATTTACTATTGTATCATTCTCTCTATCATATATTATTTCATAGTCATACATGTTATATATATATTTAAATAAAAAAATATTTAAAAGTACTAAAATATACAAATATAATGTTTAAATTAATAAATATATTATCAAATAAAGATACTCAAAATTTAAAAAAATGGTTAATACGGTATAAATTTCATCATAATATTTACATAACAATTCCGAAAGATCCTTGCCCTACACCCATATCCGATTCCTGGCTATCATTATCTATACCAAATTTTAATGAAATTTGGTCTCCTAATTCAATAAATTCAAGTTGTGTATCTTCTGCTGAAATAAATCAATCTATGGGAACTCCATATGAGACATTACCATCTGATTAAAAATTATTTATATTACTCTTTTATAAAGTCATTAATATTAATTTTAATAGGAAATAAAAAATTTTTAAATGACTTGTCTGATTTATGAAAAATATTCATATGATTAGATTTTAATGGAGATTCTAATTTAGAATTTTCATTTAAATCATATGAATCTATTAATTTAGATTCATCCTCGATTAAAAATTCATAATCTATTAAAAATAACTTTTTATTTTCATAAAAACAATTTCCTATATGTAAATCTCTGTGTGCTAAAGATTTACTATTTAAAAATTTAACTAAATCTATTAATTGATTTTTGATATTTTTTTTATCATCTAGTGATATATTTTTTAATGTTATTAAATGTCCCTTCAATTCTGGTACTACATAACCGTCTGACATAAATTTTATATCAGGCATAAATGGAGCGTCTTGAAGTTTCATAATATTTTTTTTTAAATTAAAAAAAAAATAGCTATTTTTATAGGTATAATAATATTTATTATCAGAATATAGAATTTCTCTAGAATATATAGTATTTTCTCTTTTCTTCATTATTATAATAGTATAGATATTTATTTATAAATAAATTTTGAAAACTATAATAGTTTATCATTTATTAGATCTACATTTTAATTGTAGATAGGTTTGGCTTGACAGCATTGTTCTATTAATTTACTGATAGGATTACATTTATTTATAAAATAAGAAGATGTTATAATTTTTAATTTTTTTAATTGATATGTTTTCCATATATTATCTCTAAGAGTAATTAGGATAAAAAGATCTTTAATAGCATCCCAGTCTATACAATAACCTTCTTTGCAAATAATAGTAAAAGATTCTTCCAGATAATTAAATTTTACATTAACAATTTTTCCAATTATATTTTCTGATATTTTTATATATCTACAATTATTAATAATATTATTTTTTAATATTTGTAAATCATTATATGATTCAACATTGCTATATAATGTTTTATTATCTAATATATCAAATAATTTTTTCATTTTTGAATTAGTTAATGAAAATATTACTGCATTAGGATAATCTAGAAATTTATATATTATTTCTAAAATTACTTCAGGAATATTGTTTAATATCATTATCACATTTAAAAATTATAATAACATCATAAATCAAATTTGTTTGATCCAATTTAATATTATATATATATTATTTATGAATTACCATTCAAAACTTAGGGAAGAAATAAGAAAAATTCAAAATTTAGATACTAATCAGGAAGATAAAAATAGAAAAATATTTGAATTAATGAATAATTCTATTAAAAATGAGAAAAAAGAAGAGGAAAAAATATTAGTATGTAATCATTATGAAAGAGAATGTATTATAGTTGCTCCATGTTGTGAAAAATATTTTCCTTGTAGATTATGTCACGACGAAAATTCTGATCATAAAATTAATAGATTTGATATAAAAGAAATTATATGTAAAAAATGTAATAAAAGGCAGAAAGTCTCAAATAAATGCATGAATTGTGATATAATATTTGCAAAATATTATTGTAAAATATGTAATTTATGGTTAAATGATAAGAATAATCCTACATTTCACTGTAATGATTGCGGTATATGTAGAAAAGGAAAAAAGGAAGATTTTTTTCATTGTAAAAAATGTAATATATGTTTGTCAATAAAATTAAAAGAAGAACATATATGTGTTAATAATACTGGTAATTCTAACTGCCCTTGTTGTCACAATTATTTATTTAATTCAATTAAAGATATATCTGTCTTAAAATGTGGACATATTATACATAAAGAATGTCTTTCAGAATACCTAAAATATAATTTTCAGTGCCCTATATGTAAAAAAGGTATTGTAGATCTTACAGAACATTGGAAACAAATTGATAATTATATGAAAAATCAACAATTACCCGTAGAATATAAAGATAAGGTTTCTAAGATTATATGCAATGATTGTAATATAAAATCTGAAGTACCTTACCATTTTTTTTATCATAAATGTATAAAATGTAATGGATATAATACTTCTGTTTTATAATGCTCTATTTATTAATATGATACTCTTTAAAATTTAATAACTTCTCTCTTATTTCTGTCTCATATCGTTTATCTAATTCTTTACTACCTTTATCGTATATTTTCATAAAATTTTCAAACTTTTTTTTTCCTTTTTGGTCCAAAGTTCTAGCTTCTTTTTGCAGTTCGAAGTTAGTATCTAACATGTTATAACTTTTTTCAACCATATCGTTTATTACCTGTTTCTTTTCCCTTTTAACCCACATTTCTTTTTCAGCATTATATATTAATGCTTTAGAAGTTTTATCATCTTGTATTTTAGCATTCCAATTTTGAGGCTTTTTAGGATTAAAATGAATATATTCTACAAGATTAGGTATTGCCGAAAATGGTCCGTTAAACCAATTTCTAAAATGTCTATCTGTTATATAGCTTAAATCTTCCTTGCCAAAACCATTTATATGAATATTTATTTGCTTATTATCTATATTATTAGTTATGCTATTATCAATATTGTTAGTAGTATTGCCTGCTTTTTTCATTAATATTTCTATATAATTCATTAAATATTCTTTATGATTTTCCATTTCTTCTTTTGTATGAGTTTTTAATAGCTCCATTTCCTGTTTGACTAAAGCCATTTCAGCTTCTTTTTGCTCTTTAACTAAAGCCATTTCAGCTTCAAATTCAGCTTCTTTTTGAGCCATTTCAGCTTCTTTTTGAGCCATTTCAGCTTCTTTTTGAGCCATTTCAGCTTCTAATATAGCAATTTTATCATTTTTAACTTTTTCTTTACAATTTTTCATATGTTTGCACATATTACTATTAGTCGAATATGATTTTTTGCAATAACTGCATTTATATTTTGATTCAGAATTAATTTCTGATTGATTTGAATTAGATTCAGAGGATTTTTTTGGATTTGAATAAGATTCAAATTGATTCAAAATTTCTGATTTAGCTTCTAAACGAAGTTTTAAGGTTTCAATGTTAATGTCTTCTAAAATAACCTTACATAACTTCTTCCTATTAAAATGCTTTCTTAAATCATTTTTTTGAACACACTTATAGCCACATCTTTCACATTTATAATTCATTTTATAATATCAATATATTATATATTTAAGTAATTTATAAAAAATCTTAAAATACTCTTAAATAAGAAAATAATAAGAAAATAATAAAAAAATCCAAAAAATTCTTAAATTTAGGAGAAAAAAAAAACCCCAGAGAGAGAAATTTTATTTTGGAAAATTTGAAAATGAAAACCAAAATGAAGGTGAACTTTTTTTGCTTTTTTTTGAGGTCCTAAAGTCAGTCTTAAGCGTTTTTTAATACCTTAAAATTATAAATTTAACTATAATATATATATATCTTTACATAAAGTTCCTTAATTTTATTTATAATAAGTTTCAAGTTAACAAATATACTAATATTGATACCATATATTTATATTATTGTTAATAAGTAACAAATTTAAATTAGATAAACTTCAATAAAATATAAAATAATATATATATAATCTAAATTATACAAAAAATTTTTTAATATTTTTTAACTTAATATAGCATATTCTCTGCACTAATTTTTAGATGACTTATTAAAGTGTTCATTATATATTTGTATGAAGATATTCTAATAGAAATATTCTTTATTTATTTTATTCCAATTTTTATTTATTTTTTTTTTATCAACTGTTTTTCATTATATTATCTTTGCAGAATTTTTCAGATAATTTTTCCAATATCATATTTTTCTAGTAGTTCATTATAATCTATATTATTATTCATTACAATAATATAATTTATCAAAATTCTATATATGTCATTTGATTTATATATCTATTTATTATATTTTTTATCTCTATAATTTTATAGTAATCATATAGATTATTATATTTTTCAATCAATAAATTATATTTATTCATAATATAGATATAACAATTATTTTTATGGTTGTTACAATCCTTTAATTTTATTATGTTTTACTTTCATAGAAGATTGCTTATTTGAGATCAAGTAATTTTTTTTTTTTTTTTTTTTAAAAAAAAAAAAAGAAATTTTCTTTTTTTTTTTTTTTTTATTTTTTTTTTTTATTTTTTTTTTTTTTTTT